GGCCGCGTCCAACACCGGCTACCAGTCGGCCGCGTCCAACACCGGCTACCAGTCGGCCGCGTCCAACACCGGCTACCAGTCGGCCGCGTCCAACACCGGCTACCAGTCGGCCGCGTCCAACACCGGCTACCAGTCGGCCGCGTCCAACACCGGCGACCGGTCGGCCGCGGAAGTGAGCGGCCTGCACTCCGTCGCGGCCTCGCTGGGCATCCAAGGCAAGGCGCGTGCGGCCGAGGGCGGCGCGATCGTCCTCTGCCATCGCAACGAGTACGACGGCACCCTGCTCGCCATCCGCGCCTCTCGCGTCGGCGAGAACGGCGTCAAGGCCGGCACCTGGTACCGGCTGAGCGCCGCCGGCGAATTCGTCGAGGCCTGAACCATGCGCCTGATCAACCACTACCCCGGCGGCGAGCCGATCTCGCGTCGCCCGAAGTTCGACACCGACGTCGTTGTCGGCGTGATGTCGGTCGCCTTCCTCTGCGCCGGCGTGCTGCTCATCTGGGGCAGCTGATCTTTTCGCTTGCCCTGCGCTTTAGCTCTAGCTAAAGTTTGATCTCTTGCTACAGCAACTCCGACCCCAACCTCCACTGAAAGGTCGCCCCGTGATCAAAGTCGAATTGTCCTTCCCCGATCAGGCCGCCCTGATCGCGTTCTTCAGCGGCAGCAAGCCGCTGGCCGTGAGCAACGTCGAGAGCGTCGGCACGACGAAGTCGGCGACCGTCACTCCCGAGAAGCAGCAGGCCGCGCGCGACAGCGCCGCGAAGGCCCAGGCCGTCGCCGACCTCGCCAAGGTGAAGGCCGACATCATCGGCGGCAAGACGGCCACGACCGCGGACGACAAGACGCCGGCGGCCGAGACCGGCAAGGTCGCGCCGACGGTCGATTACCCCACCCTGCAGAAGGCGGTGTTCGAGCTGGTCGGCCTGGTCAAGAAGCTCGAGCTCGACCCCGCCGAGCACGTCCTGGGCATCGCGAAGTCGTTCAACTACGCGAACTTCGCCGCCATGAAGGAAGCCGGCCCGGCCGGCGCCATGCACTTCGCCGACGCGCTCGCCGCGGTCAAGGCGAAGCACGCCGAGCTGTCCGAGCCCGCGGTCGCCTGATCATGGACACCGACCAGGCCGTCGCCTACCGGGCCAAGTCTGTCGACATCGCGCGAGCGGTATTCCGCGGGATGGTGCTGGTCGGCCATCGGCGATCGATCGAGGTGGGCCACATGTTCTGGGCGCTGCCGGGCCGCGGGTTCGCGGACGGCATCACGCTCAAGAAGCACGACCCCCACTTCCGCGTCATCAACGCGCCGCGGGCCGTCGAGCTCCTGACGCTGCAAGCCTCTGGAGGCACCCCCTCATGAAAAAGATGATCGGCTACCTCGCGGCCGTTGCGATGGCCGCGCTCGTGCAGTCCGCGATCCGCTCCGGCGAGATCAAGGGCGCCGCCGGCTTGAGCGGCGGCCACCGTGGCGTCGCACGCGGCAAGACCGGCGCTCGCCGCGCGGCCCGCGACAAGGTCAAGCGCCGCAACGTGGCGCGCAACCGGCTGGCCCACCGGTGAACGCCCGCACCTCGCGCCTGCTCGCGCGGGTGGCGCACCTGCACCACCTGCGCGACCCCAGGCCCATTCGCCAACCCGAGGCGTCCGTCCTCGCCGACCTGAAGGCGGCGTGGAACAGGACTCCGCCGGCGAAGCGTGACGAGACCCGTCGCGCGCTCGTCGCCATCGCCTACGCACTGATCAAGGGAGATTCCCGTGGCTGACCAATTCACCGCCGTGGACGTGCAGGTCACGTTCACCGTGCTGACCACCTCCAGCGTCCTCGACGGCTCGCTCGTCGAGTTCGGCGCCGCCCTGCAGGGCCTCATCGAAGGCGCCGCCAAGGTGTGCGCCGCCGACTCGCTGCACGGCGTGCCGGGCGCCATCTCCATCGCCACCCAATCGCGGGTGATCGATGTCTGAGTTCATCGCAACCGACGTGACCATCACGTTCACGATGCTCGCCCCTGCGAACGCCGGTTCGCCGTCGGTCAAGGGGATTGCCGACGCAGTGAGCCTGAAGGACTTCGCTGCGACGCTGGCCGCGATCGGCGTGGTCGTCACCCTGCCGCAGATCTCCACCACCGACAGGAGTGTCCATGCCTGACGCACACAGCAAGTACAGCGCTTCCGGGTTCGAGGCGGCCACGCTCTGCCCCGGCAAGCGCGTGATGGAAGCCGGCAAGCCCGACTCGTCGAGCAAGTACGCCGACGAGGGCACCGCGGCGCACAGCTATCTCTCCGACAGCATCGAGGCCGTCGGCAAGCCCGTCTACGTCGTGAACGGCAAGACCTGGCCGGTGACCGATGACATGCACAAGGCCGTCCACACGGCGCTTGCCAACATCCGCGAGATCGTCGGCGACGGCATGCTGCTGTCCGAGGTGCAGGTCTGCTACGCCACCTACCTCGGCGTGCCGGCTGAAGAGGGCTGGGGCACGAGCGACATCGTCGCGCTGCGCGGCCCTGAGCTGCAGGTGCATGACTACAAGCACGGCATGGGCGTCGAGGTCGAGGCCGACGACAACCCGCAGATGAAGCTGTACGCCCTCGGCGCACTGGCCGTGCTGCGCGAGATGGGCGAGGAGCCGACGACCGTGCGCCTGGTGATCCACCAGCCCCGCATCAAGCAGGCGCCGAGCGAGTGGACGTGCACCGTCGCCGAACTCGAGGCCTGGGGTCACGGTGCCGCGCGGTCGTCGGTCTGCACGCAGATCAACGCCGAGCGCATCGCCGCTCAAGGGTCGGATGCCCAGGCCGAGTGGGAGGCGACGTTCCTCCGGCCGAACGACAAGTCGTGCAAATTCTGCCGGGCGAAGGCGACGTGCCCTGCCCTGCGCGCCGCGGCGGCCGAGACCGTGTTCGGCACCGTGCCGGCCGCGCCCGACGACTTCGTCATGGTGCTGCCGAAGGCGAAGCCGACCGCCACGACGCAGGCGACCGGCCCGGCCGAAGGCGCCTGGCTGTCGGCGGTCATGGATCGCGCTGACCTGATCGAGGACTGGCTCGCCGCCGTCCGCGCCGAGGTGCACCGCCGGCTGACCGCCGGCGACAAGGTGCCCGGCTACAAGCTCGTCACCGGCAAGCGCGGCAACCGCGCGTGGGCCGACGCTGAAGCCGCCACGGCGCAGCTCAAGGCCGCCCGCCTGAAGCACGACCAGATGTACGCCTACACGCTGATCTCCCCGACGAAGGCCGAGGAGCTGACCAAGGGCGAGACGCCGGCGATCGGCCCGCGCCAGTGGCCGAAGCTGAAGGCGCTCATCACCCAGAGCGAGGGCAAGCCCTCGGTCGCCCCCCTCTCGGACAAGCGCCAGGCGCTGGAGTTCGCGCCGGTCGCGTCCGAGTTCAACACCGTTTCCCAACCCGCTACCGAAGAAAGCTACGCCTGACCATGACCACCTCCAACCTCCGCTTCCGTCTCGACAACGTCCGCGCGTCGTTCCCCGTCCTGTTCAAGGGCGAGCAGTTCAACGGCGAGGGCAAGTTCCGCTGCGGCGTCTCGCTCATCATCCCGCCCGATCACCCGCAGCTCGCGCGCGTGAACGCCGGTCTGCAGGAGGCCGCGGCGCTGAAGTGGAAGGACAAGGCCGCGGCGACCATGAAAGCCGTCAAGGCGAAGGACAAGCTCTGCCTGCGCGACGGCGACCTGAAGGCGAAGTACGACGGCTACGAGGGCAACCTGATCCTGTCGGCGAACTGCCAGGGCGGCGACACCGAGGCCGAGTGCGCCAAGCCGCAGGTGTACGACACGAACACCGTGCTCGTGACCGAGGCCGGCAAGAACCCCATCTACTCGGGCTGCTACGTGAACGCGCTGGTCGAGTTCTACGCCGACTCGCGCTTCGGCGACGGCGTGTTCGCGAAGCTGGTCGGCATCCAGTTCGACCACGACGGCGACGCGTTCGGCTCGGCGAAGGCCCAGTCCAGCGACTTCGAGAAGAAGGCGACCGAGGGCGCCGACGCCGCCGAGTTCGCCTGACGTTTTCGGGCGGCCGGCTCTGGGGGGTTCCCGGGGCACGCAACGGCCGCCCACCCATCAGCAGGGCGTCGCTACTCCGCTGACTGCCAAGCCCCCACCAGTCGGGCACTACTTCGGCTTGCTACTCGGATCCTGGCCTGCGAGTTTGACCCAGACCGAGATGCATACACCCCGCGACGCCGCAAGCATAGAAGGGGCAAGCCGAGGGAGTGGGGGCACCCATTCACAACCGAAAGTTGACCATGATCAAGACCCTGTCGCTTCTCGCCTTCATTGCGTGCTTGGCGGGCTGCAGTGACACAACGATTGCCCGGATATCGGCCATCGGTAGCGCAGGGCACGTGACCTGCTACTCCGGCGGGCACGTGATCTATGACGGCAACAGCACCGGAAAGATCGAGAACGCGCACGCCTCCGACGGCTACGAGTTCAAGGACGCCGCAACAGGCCGACTCGTCCGCGTTTCAGGCGACTGCCTGGTGACGAACTGATCAGGCCGGCCGCTGGCAGGTGAAGTGCAGATCGAAGTGGGCCATGCCGTCAGTCGGAACGATCGCCTGCGGTCGCTCGCTGACGGTCTGCACCGCGGCGCCGGCGCAAGCCGCGCCGGCCTGCTCGTACGCCGATTCCCGCGCCGCGGACAGGCCGCCGCGACCCATGGACGCCGAGGTCGTGACGCCGAGCGTGTCGGGGCCGGCCTTGTAGACGCCGGTCGTGGTGGCGCACGCAGTGAGCGCGAGCGCGGCGAGAGTGGCAACGAAACGCATACAGCCTCCCAGGAAGTTCCGCAAGTATGACCACGCTTTATCTGGACGTCGAGACCTACAGCGAGTGCGACCTGAAGAAGCACGGGACGCACCGGTATGCCGATGACCCGACGACCGAGATCACCGTCGCGCAATGGGCGCTCGATGACGACGAGTCGACGGTCGCCGACCTGACCGACCGGCGGTGCGTGCCTGAGGCGCTCTGGCCCATGCTCGGGGATCCCGACGTCGAGATCGTCGCCCACAATTCAGCCTTCGACCGCGCGCTGATCCGTGCCGTCTGGGGTATGGAAGTGCCTGTCGAACGCTGGCGCGACACGATGGTCAAGGCCTACCTGCACGGCCTGCCGGGCGCCCTCGGCAAGATCGGCCCGATCATGGGCGTCGAGGCCAACGAGCTGAAGGACAAGCGCGGCGCCGAGCTGATCCAGCTGTTCTGCAAGCCGCGCCCGAAGAACCAGACCCTGCGCCGCGCCACGCGCGAGACGCACCCGGAGCAGTGGGCCGAGTTCCTCGAGTACTCGCGCCAGGACATCGTCTCGATGCGCGCCATCGACCGCGCCCTGCCGGCGTGGAACTACCGGGCCGGCCACGCTGAGCTCGCGCTCTGGCACCTCGACCAGCGCATCAATGACCGCGGCTTCCAGGTCGACCTCGACCTCGCCCAGGCCGCCATCCGGGCGACCGACATCGAGACGGCGCGCCTGAAGGCTGAGACACGCGAGGCGACCTCCGGCCTGGTCTCGTCGCCCAGCAAGCGCGACGCGATGCTCACGTTCATTCTGGCCGAGTACGGCGTCGACCTGCCCGATCTGAAGGCCGACACGCTGCGCCGGCGCATGGAAGATCCGGAGCTCCCCGACGGCGTGAAGCAGTTGCTCGCGATCCGGCTCGAGGCGACGAAGACCTCGACGGCAAAGTACAAGGCCGCGATTGCCGCGACGTCGGCCGATGGCCGGCTGCGCAACAGCCTCCAGTTCGCCGGCGCGCTGCGCACGCGGCGCTGGGCCGGCCGGATCCTGCAGCCGCAGAACATGCCACGCCCCAGCTACGGGTTCGACGAGGCGGTGCAGGAGATGGCCGTCACGTCGCTGAAGGGCGGGTACGCCGACATCGTGTTCGGCGACGTGATGCTCACGACGAGCGACTGCATCCGCGGACTGATCGTCGCGGCGCCCGGCAAGAAGCTGGTCGTCGCCGACTTGGCGAACATCGAAGGCCGCATGCTGGCCTGGCTCGCCGGCGAGACGTGGAAGCTGAAGGCGTTCGCCGCCTACGATGCCGGCACCGGCGAGGATCTGTACAAGCTCGCGTACGCGCGGTCGTTCAACGTGCCGCCGGCCGAGGCCGTGGGCGACAAGCGCCAGATCGGCAAGGTGCAGGAGCTGGGCCTCGGGTACGAGGGCGGCGTCGCCGCGTTCCTGACGTTCGCCATGGTCTACAAGATGGATCTCGAGCAGATGGCCGACGCGGTGCACACGACCGCGCCGAAGGACTCGATCGCCCGCGCGTACGGCGTCTACGAGTGGGCGCTGAAGCAGCGCCGCGGGGGCGGCCTGCACCTGCCGAAGAACATCTACGTCGCGTGCGAGGTGCTGAAGCACGCGTGGCGCGAGGCCCACCCCGCGACAACAGCGCTCTGGGCCGCCGCGAAGGACGCGTACACGCTCGCCGTGGTGAACGAGGGCGTGACGTACGACATCGGCCCGCACCTGCGCTGCCGGCGCGACGGCGCCTGGCTGCGGATCCGCCTGCCCTCTGGCGCGTACCTCTGCTACCTGCAGCCCGAGGTCGACGGCAACGGGCAGCTCACGTATATGGGCGTCAACCCGTACACGCGCCAGTGGAACAAGGTCAAGACGCACGGCGGCAAGCTGATTGCCGAGTGCACGCAGAGCTCGGCGCGCGACGTGCTCGCCGCGAATATGCCGTCGATCGATGAGACGTATCCGATCGTGCTCACCGTGCACGACGAGCTGCTGACCGAGACGCCGGACTCGCCCGAGTTCACGTTCGAGGATCTCGCCGCCCGCATGGCGACCAACCCGCCCTGGGCCACCGGCCTGCCGCTCGCCGCGGCGGGGTTCGAGTGCACCCGCTACCGAAAGGACTGACCCATGACCGACGACAACCGCGAACTCGCGGTGTACCTCGCGTATCTGGCGCTGCTCGCCACAGCGCTTACCTTGATCCTCACCGGACATGGCGGATGGGTCATCGGCCTGGGGATCATCGTCTGGGCAATCACGTAGATTTCGCTTGTCCGTTACTTGAGCATTTGCTAAAGTCTGATCAACCGTTGGAGACCTGATGACCATTCAAGAGAAAGTCCTGCAGCTTGCCGCCCGCCCGACAGGCGTCGGATCGAACGAGGTGATGGGCTGCACCGTCGTGCAGGTCGGCCACGCCGCGCGCAACCTCGTTGACCTGGGCCGGCTGTTCGTCGCCCGGCTCAGCCACAAGAACGCCCGGTACTTCACGACCGAGCCGGCGCGCGACGCGTTCCTGGCGCACCGCCTGCGCACCGTGCGCGTCCGCGCCAACCCGGCGCCGGTCACGATCCCCATGCAGTGGGACGAGACCACGCCGACACAGGAGTCACCTGGCGTCAAGGTCACGATCTGCCCCGGCTACGTGCCGCGGTTCCAGCCGATCGTCGTGCCGGGCGCGCCCCGGGTGTTCCACGGTTCAACGAGGCTCGCATGACCGCGTACGTCTTCAAGCCGGAAGACTTGGCTCGCGTCAAGCGCGAGTGCGCCGCCCGGAAGCGCAAGGCTCGCACGGCCAACTTCGGCAGCGCGCCGAAGTTCTACCCCGGCATGACGACCGAAACCTACGTCCAACTGTTCGCGATCGGCCGCGACACGCTGCCGATCAAGATCACGCCGCAGTTGCGCCGGCCCGCGCCGTACCTGACGCCGAGCCAGGACGAAGTCCTCGTGGAGGTCGACGCCGACGAGGTCACGTATGCGTGAGCGCGACATCGAGAAGCACCTCGTCAAGCGCGCCGAGGAGCTCGGCGGCGAGGTGCGCAAGGTGCAGTGGATCGGCCGCGACAAGGCGCCTGACCGCGTGCTGATGCTGCCTGCCCACGTCGTCGACGCCGACGGCAAGCCCGTGCGGGGCTTCGCCGGCTTCGCCGTGCGCACGCGACCGGCTCGCACCTTGTGGGTCGAGGTCAAGCGTCCCGGCCTCAAGGCGACGTTCCCGGCCGACGAGCACGAGCGCGCCCAGGATCGCGAGCACGAGCGCATGCGCGCCGTCGGCCAGGTCGTGGTCGTCATCGACTCGATCGAGGGCGTCGAGGAGCTGCTGCGATGAAGCCGGTCATCACCTGGGGCGCGAACGTCGAGCTTGTCGTCGACCTGTTCGCCGGCGGGGGCGGTGCCTCGAATGGCATCGAGCAGGCGCTCGGCCGGCATGTCGACGTCGCCGTCAACCACGACGCCAAGGCCGTGTCGATGCATCAACGGAACCATCCTGCCACGGTGCACTTCGTCGCCGACGTGTTCGAGGTCGACCCGCTGGTCGTCACCGAAGGCCGCCCGGTCGGCCTGCTGTGGGCGTCACCCGACTGCAAGCACTTCTCGAAGGCGAAGGGCGGCAAGCCCGTGTCCAAGAAGATTCGCGGGCTCGCCTGGGTCGTCGTCGACTGGGCACGCGCCGTGCGCCCGCGGGTGATCTGCCTGGAGAACGTCGAGGAGTTCAAGACTTGGGGGCCGCTGACGGCCGACGACATGCCCGACCCGGCGCGCCGCGGCGAGACGTTCGCCGAGTGGAAGGGCCAGCTCGAAGCACTTGGCTACGTCGTCGAGCACCGTGAGCTGAAGGCGTGCGACTACGGCGCGCCGACGATCCGCAAGCGCCTGTTCCTCGTCGCCCGCTGCGACGGCCAGCCGATCGTGTGGCCGACCGCCACGCACGGCCCAAGCCTCAAGGCCTACCGCACGGCGGCCGAATGCATCGACTGGTCGCTGCAGTGCCCGAGCATCTTCGAGCGCGAGCGCCCGCTGGCTGCGGCGACGATGCGCCGCATCGCGCACGGGATCAAGCGCTACGTCCTCGATGCGGCGAAGCCCTACATCGTCCGCATCGGACACACCGGGCACGGCGATGGCGGCAAGACGCATGGCATCGACGCGCCGCTGTCCACGATCACGTCGAAGGCCGAGCACCTGCTGGCGACGCCGACCCTGATCCAGACCGGCTACGGCGAGCGCCCAGGGCAGACGCCGCGTGTCCCGGGCCTCGACAAGCCGCTCGGCACCTGCGTAGACGGCCAGAAGCATGCGCTCGTCGCGGCATTCCTGGCGAAGCACTACGGCGGCAACGAGACGCCAGGCATCGCGGTCGACGGCCCGATCAGCACGATCACGACGCAGGATCACCATCACCTCGTCGCGTCCAACCTGGTCAAGTTGCGGGGCACGAGCGCCAGCGCGCCGACCGACGAGCCGCTGCACACGGTCAGCGCTCAAGGCCAGCACCACGCCGAAGTCCGTGCGTTGCTGCTGAAGTACTACGGCACCGACCAGGATCCGCAGCTCGGCGAGCCGCTGCACACCGTCACGACGAAGGATCGGTTCGGCCTCGTGACGGTGAAGGGCGAGGACTACTACATCGCCGACATCGGCATGCGGATGCTGCAGCCGCGCGAGTTGTACCGCGCCCAAGGCTTCCCCGACTCGTACGTCATCGACCGCGGCGCCGACGGCCGCGTGCTGTCGAAGGCTGATCAGGTGCGCATGTGCGGCAACAGCGTTTGCCCGCCGCTGGCATGCGCAATCGTGGCGGCGAACTATGTCGATGCGTCGATGCTACGGGAGGCTGCATGAACGCCGAGATCCGGGAGCTGTACGAGCGAATCGACGAGACCCGCCGGCGTCACGCCGCTGAACTGGCTCCCCTGTACAACGAGCTGATCCGGCTCGACTCGTACCGGCCGCAGGCCATCGCACCGTTCGTCGGTGACGTGCAGGTCGACGCGCTCATCGCTGAGGCGTGCCGCATATGACCGCCGAGATCGAAGCGCTGGCCGAGCGCCTGTGGAACGGGATGCCGAACCGCGCGTCGTGCCCTGCCTGGGAGCAGCTCGGCGACGTCACCAAGGGCGTGTGGCGCGAGCGCGCCGCGGCGCAGCTGTACGGCGAGTTCGCGTGACCCGCCGCGTCTACGCCCCCCGGCCCTACGCCGACGCGGCGATGCAGCTGTTCGCCGGTGCGCCGCGGTGCGCCCTGTTCGCCAAGCCCGGCATGGGCAAGACGACGATGGTGCTGACGTACCTCGACTTCCTCCACAACGTCTGGGGCGAGAGCGCGCCGACGCTGGTGCTCGGCCCGAAGCGGGTCGCCCAGCACGTGTGGCCGGACGAGGTCGGCAAGTGGGATCACCTGCGCGGTCTCGACGTGGTCAGCGTCACGGGCACGGCGGCCGAGCGCGCCGCGGCGCTGCTCCTCGACGCGCCCGTCTATTCGACGAATTACGACAACCTCGTCTGGCTGCGCGACCACTTCAAGCGCTCGCGCCGCGCCTGGCCGTTCCGCACCGTCATCGCCGACGAGTCGACGCGGCTCAAGTCGTTCCGCGTCACGCAGGGCGGTGTCCGCGCCCAGGCCCTCGGCGAGTTCGCGCACCGCGACGTCGAGCGCTGGATCAACCTGACCGGCACGCCGGCGCCCAACGGCCTGAAAGACCTCTGGGGCCAGACCTGGTTCCTCGACGCCGGCGAGCGCCTGGGGCGCAGCTACTCGTCGTTCGAGGAGCGCTGGTTCGGCTACAAGCGGATCAAGGACGCGATCTCGCACAAGGTCGGCGTCGTGCCCGTCATCTTCGATCACGCGCATGCGCAGATCCACGAGCGGCTCGCCGACATCTGCCTGACGCTCGACCCTAAGGACTGGTTCGACCTTGCCGAGCCGCTGGTCAACGTGATCGAGGTCGACCTGCCGCGCGCCGCCGCGGCGAAGTACAAGGAATTCGAGCGCGAGCTGTTCATTCAGCTGGACGGCAACGACATCGAGGCATTCAACGCCGCGGCGAAGACGATGAAGTGCCTGCAGCTGGCGAACGGCGCGGCGTACCTCGAGGACGGCAAGGCGTGGGTCGAGGTGCACGACGCGAAGCTCGAGGCGCTGGAATCGCTCGTCGAGGAGAACGCCGGCGAGCCGGTGCTGACCGCGTACCACTTCAAGAGCGACCTCGCCCGGCTGAAGGCCCGGTTCCCTGAAGGCCTCGACCTGTCGACCGACGCCGGCATGGCCGCCGCGAAGGCGGGCCGCGGCCGCGTCTGGTTCGGCCACCCGGCCGGCATGGGTCACGGCGTGGACGGCCTGCAGGAGCACTGCGCGACTGTCGCGTTCTTCGGCCACTGGTGGGATCTCGAGCAGCACGACCAGTTCATCGAGCGCGTCGGGCCGATGCGCCAGTACCAGGCCGGGAAGAACCGCGCCGTCTCCATTCACTACATCGTCGCCCGCGGCACCGTCGACCAGGTGGTCGCCGAGCGCCGCCGGAGCAAGGGCGCCGTGCAAGACCTGCTCCTCGACTACATGAAAGGCAAACGATGATCCACACCCGTTGCACCGATCCGTACTGCTGCCACTGCAAAGCGGGCAGCCTGTCGTTCCCCCAGATCGTCGACCCGCTCGCCGACACCGAGGCGAGCAGCGCCGTACCGCCGCGTCGCGTCGGCATGCATCCCGCCCTCGGCATGGGCTACGGCGCCGAGCCGGGCGGGGTCGTGCCGGTCGACTGTGCTGTCGAATGGACGGCGGCCGACGTCGCGCTCCTCGAGGCCGCTGTGGCGCTGCGCCAGCGGCACGGCAAGGCGCTGCGCCGCCTCCACCATTTCGTCGGTCTGCTGGTCAACTTGGAAGGGCAGCGATGATCATCGATCGATTGATTCGTCGCGCGAAGCGGACGCCCTACATCCACTTGGCCGGCTACATGAATCGTTGGTGGCTCGTGCCGTACGCAGGCGCTGGCAGCTGGGGGTCGGCGGGCACCGAACGCGCGAAGTTCTGGCGTCGCCCGTTGACATGGTTGCTGCAGCGGTTCGATGTCGCGATCCGGGTGCATGAGATCCTCCGCTCCGACCGCGATCAAGCGCCGCACGATCACCCGTGGTCGTACCTGACGGTCATCCTGAAGGGAGGCTACACCGAACAGCGCTATGACGCCGAGGGCGTTCTCGTCAGCGTGAAGTGGCACGGCCCAGGCAGCGTGCTCTGGCGGCCGGCCGGCTCCTGGCATCGGCTGACACTGCCCGACGGTCAGACGGCGACGACGCTGTTCATGACCGGTTCCTATCGCAACGCCTGGGGCTTCAACATCGCAGGGCAGAAAGTGGGGTTCCGGGAATACCTCGGCGCCCAGCCGGAGGACTTCTGATGAACGCCGAGCTCGCCGCCCCCTACGTCGTGATCAAGAAGGCCGCCGAGATCACCGGTTACAGTGAACGCGCCATCGAGGAGAAGATCGCCAAGGGCATCTGGCTCGAGGGTCGCGTATGGGTCAAGGCGCCCGACGGCCGGCGCCTCATCAGCTTGAGGGGGTACTCGCAATGGGTCGAGCAGGGCAAGGGGTAGACGTCCGCGCGACGTCGATCCGCATCACGTTCACGCTGGACGGGAAGCAGCGCCGCGAGACGCTGATGGTCGACGGCGTGCCGATGGCGCCGACACCCGCGAACCTGAAGTACGCGGCGCGCCTGGCGGCCGAGATCCGCGAGCGGATCCGGCACGACACGTTCAGCATGGCCGAGTACTTCCCGGCCAGCGGCGCCGGCGCGGCGCCGACCACGGTCGGCACGCAGCTCGACACGTGGCTCGCCGGCCAGCGCATCGCCGCGAGCACACGCAACGCGTACAACAGCGCCGCGACGTTCTGGAAAGGCACCATCGGCGCCCGGCCGCTGCGCGCCCTGAAGGCGTCCGAGATCCTGACGGCGCTCGGCACGCGGCCGAAGCTGTCGGGCAAGACGGTCAACAACTACGTCAGCGTTCTGCGCGAGGCGCTCGACCTGGCCGTCCTCGACAAGCTCCTCGGCGACAACCCGGCGCACCACGTGCCGCGGGCGAAGCACCAGAAGCCACCTGTCGACCCGTTCACGCGCGACGAGGCCGAGGCGATCATCGCCGACTTGGCGAAGCACTACCCCGCCCAGGTCGCCCGGTTCGTCGAGTTCAAGTTCTTCTCGGGCGTGCGCACCGGCGAGGCCTTCGGCCTGCGCTGGCCGAACGTCGACCTCGCGTCCGGCCACGTGCTGATCGCCGAGGGCGTCGTGCAGGGTGAGGAGGTCGACCGCACGAAGACCAGCGTCGCGCGGCAGGTGCAGCTGAACAGCCGTGCCCGCGCCGCGCTGGCCGGCCAGAAGACCGACACGTTCATGGCCGGCAAGCACGTGTTCCACGACCCGCGCTACGCCGCCAGGTGGGCCGGAGAGCGCGCGTTCGGCCGGTCGTACTGGGCACCCTGCCTGAAGCGCCTCGGGATGCGCTACAGGCCGCCGTACAACACGCGCCACACCTACGCGACCATGATGCTGATGGCTAGCATGACGCCGGCTTTCTGCGCCGGCCAGATGGGGCACTCGGTCGAGATCTTCCTCACGACCTACGCGAAGTGGATCCCGGGCGCCGGCGACCTGGCCGAAATGGCGAAGCTCGAGCAGACGCTCGGAAGGACAGGAACATGAGCAACCCGCCGCGCTGGTTCACCCTCGAGATCCCTGACGCGCTGGCCCGCAAGATGACGCGCGCCGAATACTACCGAGTCCGAAGCTGGCTGCGTCGGATGGCTCGTGCGGTGGCGAAGGAACTATCCCCGACCTATCCCTGAAACGCAAAGAGGCGCCTCGCGGCGCCTCTCAAAATCCTTGGGGTGGCTAATGGGACTCGAACCCAGAAAGTGCGGAACCCCATGAGTACGCTAGGGTAACGCTTTACCTATGAGCGAAGACGTTTCGGTATCGCTCAGGTCGGCGCTGTTATCCCTGGGTTTAGCCCTGGCCCGAGCGTACAGTCCGGAGGTGCGCTACTTCGTGTTCCTGCTCGCCGCCCTAGGGTATCTGCTGAGCTTCGTCTGGATCTTCGATCTGGTCGTGCTCGCGGTTTCCCTTGAGCCGCCCGCACGGTTGCAGCAGCTGCGTCGGCTGTGGCCCTAGCCGCGCTGGTCGGCGCCGGACGCCTGGGCCTTGCCTCGGAAGAAGGACGCGACGCCGAGCACGCCGCCCATCGCCGCCCACGCTTCGAACGGCACGGCCGGCACCGGCAGCTTGCACAGTGGCAAGACGAAGTAGACGCCGCCGAACATGATGCCGAACACGAAGCCGCAGAACGGACGCCAGCTGTAGCTCGGCCAGTGGTCGGATTTGTCCTCGACCTGCATCGTCGCGTTGACGGCGACGATCGCCGCCGTCTCGCCGGCGAGCCGGTTCGCCTCGGCCTGCACGAGCAGCGTCTGCAGCTCGACCGCCTTGTCCTTCTCGATCTGCGCCAGCTTGACGGCCGCGTCCGGGTTCGTCGCCAGCGCGCGCGAGACATCGTCGGGCGTGTTCGCCACGCCGAGGGCGCTCGCGATCAGGCCGCCGATCGCGCCGCCGGCAGGGCCGGCGACCAAGGTGCCCAGGATCGGCGCCGCGCCGCCGACGGCGCTCGCGATGTCCTTCCAGCTCATGCCCATTGCGTTTCTCCGGTCTCGAGGGCGCGAGCCATGCGCTCGACACGCTTCGGCGTCTGCTTCGCCCAGGCCGAATCGCGCATGCCGCCGGCTGCGTCGTTCCAGCGCTGGTCGCGCATGGCGCCGAGCGTGTGCACGAACTTGAGGGTGCGTGCCTCGCCCAACTGGAAGAACATCGCGATGACGACCGCCTGGCGCACTTCGTTGATGCTGGCGATCCACGGGCAGTTGTGGAACGCTGCGCGCGTCGCGGTCGCGATGTCGGCCGCCTTCGCCGCGTCGATCTGCGCATCCGTCCAGACGAGACCCTTGTGCACTTCACGCCCGGTGTGCCCCTCGCCGATCGTCCACGGCTCGGCATGGGTCAGCGGATCGCAATAGGCCTCGTGCTCGCGGCCCTCCTCGACGCGGATCAGCTTGTCGATGACGCTCATGATTGATCCTTGCGCAGCTTGCGGATTGCGATCACGATCTGCAGCACGGTGAACACGAGCGTCGCGACGCCGATGAGATGCGACAGCGTCACCCAGCTGGTGACGGTGCCGACCCAAACGACGGTCGTGACAAGGAAGGTTGCAGGACTGGTGTGATCGGTTTCCATCAGAACTCCGTGTCGGCTCGCCAATCGAACTGAGCCGTCGTTGTCGGCGCCGCGTTGCAGATGATGTCGAACGTGGTCGCAGTGAAGTTGGTCACGCGGTACCGCGTGACGCCGGCGGCGTCGCTGGCGCCGCTGAAGTCGGCCGTGATCATTCCGGCCAGCGGCGTGACGCCCAGCCCGTGAGACACCGTGGCACTGGTCGCCGGGTTGGTGATCGTGACCTGACCCCGGTTCTTCGTGACGAAGCCGGGGTTGCCGCGCACCTTGTTGCCGGTGCCTAGGTTCGAGATCGTGACCGCCGCCGTCGAGTCGCCGAGGGCATTGCCGTCCACGACGCACTGCGACGACAAGGCCGTCAGCTGGATCGCCGTGCCCAGAGCACCGCCGCCCTGGAACCGGTTGTGCACGATCGTGGCCTTGCCAGATACCAGGACGTCGCCGGTGCCGGTGGCGTTGTCGATGTTGTTGCCGTTGAAATTGTTGCCGTTCACGATCAGGTTGGTGACCTGCGCCGCGAGCGTCGTGGACGCAACCAACCCATTCAGTCGATGGCTGTCGAAGTCGCAGCCGGTGATGATGACGCGATCGATCGGCGACGCCGCACTGAACGCCATTCCGTTGCCGCCGCTATCGCGGAGATAGCAGTTCACGAACTCGAGGTTTCGGTACGCCGCCGAGGTGCCGGTGAAGATGACGTTGTTCGCGTTCGACGTATCCCAGTAGATGTTGACCCACTTGATCGTTGCGCACGTCTCGTTCGACGGCTGAATGAGGGTCGCACCGTGCTGGTGGCCGTTCGTGAAATAGATGCCGTCGGCGCCGCGGATCGACATCGTCCGCGAGTACGTGAACTGCGTCGTGTCGAACGCGATGTTGTAGTTCGAGACGTGCACGTCACTGTTGTGGAACGCGGTCGCCGCGAAGTCGAACGCGTATCGCAGGGTCGTGCCCGGCGTCCGGTTCTCCTGAGTGCAGATCACCTTGTCGAAGAACGTTTTCGCGTTGCCGTCGGAGACAATGCCGTCGAACCAGCCGACGAGCTGCAGGTCGCTGAAGTTCGAGTTGATGCAGCGCGTCGTGCGGATATGCGCGCCAGCGCTGCAGTTGCCTGGCGTGTAGATGCGCAGGCGGCGAACGCCGACGTTGTACAGCGCTTGGGCCGAGCCATCGAAGCGAATCAGATCCCACGTGCAGGCCGTGCCGCCGTAGATGGTCGACGACATCGCCGACTCGCCGAGGACGGCGATGTTGCTCGTCGTGATCGCCGCCGGCGCCCGACTGAAGTACGTCGCGCCGCGCGGGATGGTGACTGCCGCGCCGCCGATGAATCGAGAAACCGGCAGCGTGGCCGCGTAAACGCAGGCCTTTTCGAAGGCGACGACATCGTCCGCCACCCCGTCGCAGATCGCACCGAAGTCCTTGATGCTGATCTTCTCGCGCAGTCGATCCTGAATCGAGCGCACGATCGCGCCGACGCCGTTTTGCAGGAAGCTGACGATTGAGGAGCCGACCGCCGACAGGAGCTGCAGCGCGAGCGCCGTGGCCGACCCTGCGACGGGCGCTGCGAGGACAGGGTTGCCGTTCGCATCGAAGCTGAGCAGCAGGTTTGCACGCGCGGCCGCCGGGGGCAGCGTGGTCGTTCCTGTCACCTCGGGCACGCGGATCGCACCCCCGTACAGGCTGAACGCCTGTTGGATCAGGATCGTGAGGCGGTCGAGCGCGTTCTCGATCGTCTTCGGGAAGAACCCCCCGGCGTTCGTCAGCGACGCAGTCTGCGTCTGGGGAACGGCGCTGGTGATCGACAACGTCGAGCCGACCGGCACCGCGACGGCCGGCGTCCACGTGCCTCCCGGGGACGCATCCTGATCGGCATTGAGCGCAACCAGCGCGGCGACCGGAAACGTCTGATTGCCCAGAGCGTCCACCTGCGCGACGAGCAGGTCGGTCGTCTGAAAAACCTTAAAGGCAAACGGATAGGTGACGACGACCCCCGTGCCGGGAAACGGCCCTGCGCTACGGGTCTGAGTCGAGATCGTCATGGCCGCAGTCTCAGAGTCGAGACCGGGCTTATGTACGCCGCCTAGTGGTGCTTCACGTCGCCATGCATGACGCCGTTGTACCAGTCGCTCGCGCTGGTTGGGTCGGCCCGCCCCTCATGGATGTCCCAGAGGAACTGGGCGACATTGGACGGCTGACCGAGAGGCAGGTTGAACACCGCGCCGGCAGTCGACACCGTGTGCTTGACCCACTTGTCGCTGACCGTCTTGCCAGTGAGCGCGTTCGCCGCGTCCTGGCCGGTCTTGCCGATCATGTCGACCAGGCCGGCGGCCGGCGTCACGGCGTAGTCGCGGCCGGTGACGTAGTGCGAATACAGGTCACGCGCGATCGGAATGCCGCCGAACGCCGCGCCGCCGAATTCCTTGGCCGCCCAAAGCGCCCACGAGTCGGCCTCGCCGTCCTTCGGCGGGTGGAAGATCGCGTGCATCGTCTGGACGCCGAGGGTGTAGACGAGCGTGCGCATGATGACCGTCGCCGCGATCTGCGAGTCCGACCAGTGGTTCGCGGTCTTCATCGCGGCCCGATGCTCCGGGCTGGTGATCAGCTTGCCGGTGTCGATCAGCCGGTTCACGTTGTGATTCCAGAAGGTGTAGAACATCGTGAACAGCTTTTGGAACTCGGCGCCGCGTTGGATCGCCGCCATATCCTTGACGCCCGTGCCGCCGTGGGCGTTGCGCACGGTCTTGTCGGCGAAGTAGACGGCATCCTGCTCGCCGTACCCCAGGCCGCCCTTGTCGACCGGGTGCAGCGCCTTCAGGTAGGCGCCCTGCCACGTCGGTAGCGCCGTCAGCATGTCGAGGCCGCCGATCATGGTGTACGCGTGAGCGCGCATCAGGTCGGCGCCGCGGGCCATCGCGCTGCTGGTCGGATCCATGAGCGCCGTGTCGATCGTGCGCAGGTGCTCGCGGATGTCGCGGTCGACCTCGTTCATCCGGTTGCGCATCTCGGCCGACTTCTCGAAAATCGCGTCCTTGTTCGCCGCCCACTGGGTCGGGTTGCTGAAGTCCCAGAGGCCTTTGCCGAACCACTTCGGGCCGAGCTCCGCGATGGACTCCATGCCGGCCGACAGGCCGTGCACGCCGGCGGTCGTCAGGCGCAGGCCCAGACCGACGATCGTCGCCCGCGTGCGCGCTTCGCTGGCGATCTTGTTCAGCCACTTCCAGCCGCGGTTGCCCTCGTTGTCGAGCTTCCCGTCGTTGGCGATCGACTGCAGCCAGGGTCGGATCTGGTCGTAATGCTCCTGGCTCAGCGACTCGATGACGGCCTTGCGCACGACCGGGTGCGACGTGAAGCGATCGGCGTCGATGACGGCCTCGCGCCAGGCGACGTCGTGGATCTCGTCCTTGATCATGCGCGGCAGCGCGTCGAGGTCGAGCAGCAGCGGCCGCGCGTAGTTCTCGTTCCGGGTGTTCATCCGGCCCGTGTCGGTGTTCGCCTTGCTGTAGATGTTCTCGAACAGCGCGTCGCCCTGCCGCGCTCCGCGCTCAGCGACGTCCTGGCTGCGGGCCGGGTCGTACATCATGGGCCAGTACCAGCCGCTGCGCGTCTTGCCGTCGGGCGTCGTGAACGGCCGCGGCGCAATCTTCTCGGGCGAGGTGTTGCCCAGGCGACGATCCATCGCGAGCTTCTCCGGCCAGAGCGACTCGAGCGCCGCGCCCATGCCTTCGACAAAATCCCAGTGCGCCGGCGTCATGTTCGCGTACAGGAAGTCCTGCACGAGCTGCGGATCCCAGTTCTCGCCCTTGGCGAGCTTGCCGAGGTTGCTGTCGTTGCCGAAGTTGCCGGCAAGCATCAGCATCTCCTTCGTCGTGAACTTCTGCGGCAGACCGGTGGCGCCGTCGATCAGGCCGGGCGCCGTGAAAATCTTCTTCGTCTTCGCGATCGCGTCGAGGTTCTTCTCGACGAGCTCGTCGATCCGTGCCTTGGTCGCGGCGAGCAGGTCGTTCTCTCGACCTTGCGCCTCGGCCATCCGACGGAACACGACGCGGTTCATGACGCCATTCGGGTTGCGAGCGTCGAGCCAGTCGAACATCTGTTCCATCTTCAGCAGCGACGCCTGAGCGCTGCGGCCGAAGGCCTTCGCCTTGAGCCACTTCGCCTCGATGCGCGTCAGGCCGCGGTTCGACTCACCCAGGCGCTGCGGCAGCTGCGCCGCGGTGTCGCGCATCTCGGTCGCGAGCTGACCGATTGCACGGGTCTCCTGGCCGTCGCGGAGTCGTTCCTTCAGGACGCCGAGGTGCTCGATCGACTTGATCGAGTCCACGAGTCCCCGGAACGCCGCGAGCGGCATGTCCTTGTAGTGCCAGGTCGCCGCCTCGTTCAGCAGCGCCTCGGCGATGTCCGGCTTGTAGCCGGCCGCGGCCATCTTCTCGACGAACGCCTCGAGCGACGCGCGCTTGTCGAGCGCCGTGTTCGAGACGCTCTTGCGCAGGTCAGCCCGCGCGAGCAGCGCGTCGATCTGGTCGCGGTAGTCGAGGTCGATGCGTTCGCGGACGCTGTCCTTGTCGAACTTTGCCAGGTACTCGAGCGACTTCACGACGAAGTCCTTGCCGTCGCGCGCCGCCCGGGCGAGCTCCATGTTCAGCAGCTGGTCACGCTTCGCGACTGCGGCGCCTTCGGTGTCGCCCTTCATCATCGCCTTCTCGGCCTGGGTCGCCGAGCGCGTCTCGGCCGCCAGGAACTGGTGCTCGCTGATGTCGCGGATCCGCTTCGTGTCGATCGTGTTCTGGGCGACTTCCTTCGCCGCGGCGACCATCTCGCGCGGCTTGCCGGTGGCCTTCTTCAATGCGCGGAGCTCGGTCGCGACGAACGTCGAGCGCACCTCGTTCTGCACGAGCTCGTCGGCCGTCCGCGCGATCGCGTCGGGGTTGGATAGTTCGCCGTGCCGCTCGAGCATGCGCTGATCGGTGAGGCCTTCCACTGCGCCGCGCGGCGGCTCGGCGTTGGTCAGCGCCTTGACCATCGTCTCGACGTCCGGGAAGCCGAACATGTCGGCGACCTCGCCCGGCGCCATGCCGCCCTTGGCACGCGTCATGCGCAGCGCCTCGAGTGGCTTCGCGCCGTCCTTGCCGACGATCTCGCGCAGCGCCTCGACGTCGAGCTTGCCGGCGCCGGTGGTCGGGTCTTTCGACGCCGTGTCAGGCTTGGGCGGGGCTTCGGGCTTCGGGTGCTCGGCATCGTAGTCGAGCATCGCGCGCTTGACGTCGAGGTCGATACGGGCGCGGTTCTTCGACAGCCACTGGCCCTTCGCGAGCGCGGGGTTCTTGTACGTGCCCTTGGACGCCGGCGCGGCCTCCCAGGCGGCCGCCTTGATCGCGCCCTTCTGCTCGGCCTCGTGCTCCTCGCGCTTTTCCTTCCAGTCGCGCAGCGCCTGCTGGTGCTCGGCATTGATCTCGTCGGGCAGCTGCGCCGAGTCCTTGCCGGTCAGGAACGCCCAGGCGCGGTACACGGGCGCGCTCAGCACCTCGGCGCGGGCCTCGAGCTGGATCGCCTTGCGCTTCTCCGCGGCATCGCGCTGCACAGCCTTGAGCGACGCCGTGCGCAGGCGATCGGTCTTCGCCATGTCCTTCATGGTCTTGCCGATCAACGCCTCGATCGCCTGCTCAGTGGCATCCTTGCCCTGCGCCTGGTAGGCGGCCCACTCCTCGGCCGACATGCCGGACTTCTCCGGCGAGTCGAACAGCGGCATGTACTTGCGCGCGAGCTCGGCCTGATGGATCGCGTCCTCGCTGGCGATCATCCGGTCGAACACGCCGCGCACCTCGGGCGTGAAGTCGCCGGGAGCGCCCTTCAAGCTCTTGTAGACCGAGATCATCCAAGCACGGAAGCGCTGGAACAGACCGCGCAGTTCGAGCGACGGCGCCTGCCCCTTCATGAGGTAGGTCTCCCAACCCGTCGCGAACTTCTCGTGCAGGTCGCGCTGCTGGTCGATCGACATCTCGTGCCACGAGTCGAGGTCGGGCACGCCGGCCCACTTCAGCAGCGCCGCCATGTCAGCCTGCATGCCGGCCGGCGCGTCGGGCAGCGCCGCGGCGTGGCTCAGCGTGTCGAGGAAGAAGTGGCCGAGCTCGTGCTGGAACGTCGAGAGGTTGGCGTCCTTCAGCAGCGCGATCGTGTGCGTGCTCGGGCTGTACGTGCCGCGGGCCTTCTGCTCGAGCACGTCGCCGGCGAGCGCCTTGTTCGTCCCCGTCACCGGGTATTGCGCGGCGAACTCGTGCGGCAGCACGCCGGTGCGGTCGGCCTGCGTCTTGTAGAACTCGCGCAGCAGCGCGCTGTTCGCGGCCAGCTGGTCGGGGCGCATCTTCAGGCCGGCGAGGTTCGCGTCGACCTGGGCGTTCATCTTCGCGACGCTGTCGGTGTACGCCTGATCTTCGACGTGCGCAGCCGCCACCTGGTCGGCGCGCGCCTGCAGATCTTCCTGCTGCGTCTTCTTGAACGCCTCGGTCTCGCCGAGGGTCGCCGAGTCGGCCGCGGTGCGCGCCTCCTGCAGGAAAGAATCCTCGAACTTGCTGCCTGCGATGTGGGTGGCGAAGTCCTCGATCGGCACGCTGACCAGCGAGTTCGTCGGCGCGTTCTCGCCGAGTGCGGCGTCCATCTGGCGGGCTACGTCGGGCATGGTCTGCTTCAGCTCGTCCGGCGTGACGCCCGCCTTCTGCAGCATCTCGGCCAGCTTCACGCCCTCAATCTGCACGCTCTGCAGGTTGCCGCCGTCGGCCGCGTCGCGGACGAACTGCTTGAACGCCTCGGGGTCACGCTCCCGCAGCTTGCTGGCGGTGGCCGCCTTGGCGATGTCGGCCAGCTGCTGTGCCTGTGCCTCGCCCTCGGCGGCCCGGAACGTCTCGGTGTACGTGTCGCGCAGCGCCGCGTCGGCGCCCGTCACGCGTGCCCGCGGCCCCATGACACCGCCGAGGGTCGCGCCGATGGCGGCCGACACGAACGCGTTCTCCCACGAGAACGGCGTCTGCATGCTGTCGGGCATGGCGGCGTTCATGAGATGGCGCTGCGCCTCGCCCGTCACGGCGCCCGACGCCGCGCCGCTCGCGAGGCGCGCGAGCAGGCCACCCTCGAGCGACAGGGGCACGATGCCCATGGCGCTGGTCGTCGAGTAGGCCGTCGCCGCGGCCACGAGCGCCTTGTTCCCATCGCCCGTGGCCTGGTAGACCTCGCGCCCCGTGTTCACCGCGTCGGTGAGCGCGGGCGCCGCCATCGCCTTGACGCCGTGCGCGGCCGCGCCGCCGACAGCGCTCGCCAGCCCCTCGCCCGCGGCGGCCGGCGCGGCCGCCTCGCCGCCCGTGAGCACGACCTGCGAGACCATCCCGAGCAGCTTGCCGGCGGCGTGCATGCTCTTGTCGGCCGGCGACGCGTCGGCGCCCAGGTCGAACGCCTGGCGCTTCTCGAGGCCGGGGTCGACCATGTGGCGAAACCACCAGTCCTGCGCTGCAGTGCCGCCGGCGGCCTTGTCGTACAGGACGGCCGGCGCCGAGGTCACGAGGCCGGCCGCGTTGATCAGCTCCTGGAACGATCCGCCCAGGCCCTTGAACAGCGAGCCGACGGCGCTGCCAGCGTCGGCGAGCAGGCCGTGATCGCCGTCGGTGCTGGCGAGGTAGTTCGCCACGGTGCCGAGCGAGAACGGTTTGCCGGGTGCCGGGTGCATGCCGGGCACGGTCGGAGCCGCCGGCGCCTGCACCGCAGTCTCGACGGCCGTCGTGCCGGGGATGTCGTCGTGCGCGATCCGTGCGAGGTCGGGATTCTTCAGCAGCTGCGCGGTCGACGGGAACTGGCGCTGCAGCAGGTTGGCGTCGAACTGCGACAGCTGCGCCTGCACCTTGACCTGATCGGGCAGCGCGCGAGCCGTCTCGAGCGGCACCTGCGCGGCGGCCGCGTACCGGCGCGTCGCCGCCTCGGCGTCCGGGTTGACCGGCAGGGCCTGGGCGACGCTGTTGCGGATCTCCGCGGCGCTGCCTTGGAGGTACGACGCAGCCGCGTCGTCGAACGGATCGCTCATTGCTGGCCCAGTCGCATGATGCGGTAGGTGTTCAGGACGTCAGCGTCCGACGGGTTGGCGCGGCCGTTCTTCTGCAGCGCCTTCTTGACGCTCGCGATCGTGTCGGAGCTGAGCTCGTCGATCTGCATGCCGATGAGGTTGTGCTGCGTGCTGTTGAAGTCCATGCCGAACAGCGTCCGCTTGAACTCGACGTTCGCAGCGAACAGCTTGTCCATGAACGTCTCGACGTCGGCCGGCGTCATGCGCTTGCCGCTCGCGCGCTGCGCCTGCAGAACCTGTTGATCGACGAACAGCTTCGTCGCGCCGAGCCAGGCGCCTTCCTTGGTGTTCGGCTTCGCGGTCGTCGGAAGCTGCAGGCTCGATAGCCGCTCGTTCAGCACGCGCGCGATGGTGGCGTGATCCATGCCGTTCGGCGAGTCGTCGCCCGTGCCGTTCTTCCACTCGGCGCGCTGCTTCGTGAGCTGCTGGAACGTGCTGGAGCTGAGCTCGGTTTGGAGCATGTTCCACGCCGGGTCACTCATCTGGAAATAGGCGCCGCGGTTCGACACGATGTCGTTGTACCGGCCCAGGTTCGTGACCGTGTCGCCGCGCTGCAGCGCCTTGCTGAACGCCTCGAGCGGCCGGCCGGCGTCGCCCGGCGCGTAGCGCAGGACGTCGTCCATGATCGGCTGCGGGATGTCGGCGACCGTGGCGCCGGCACCCTGGTTCGCGTACAGCCACTGCTGCGCGGCGCCGAGCGCCTGCTCGCCCTTCTCCTTGAACGACTTCTCGATCACGCTGAACTGCTGGCCCGCGTGCTGGCGCGTCATCTGCACCAGCTGCGGCGCGGCGTTCGCCGGCAGCTTCGCGAGCGCTGCGTTCACGAACTCGAGCTCGGTCGGCCGCGACGCGCGGGCCGCCGTCGGGTCGTTCAGCGCCGCCATGTTCTTCTTGACGTAGTCGACCGTCTCGGCGTGGTTCTTCTCGCTCTGGTGGCCGCCCATCGCCTCGAGCCAGAGGCCCGGGTCGCCGACGGATTCGGCGTCCGCGATCGCCTTGTCGACCGTCTTGTCGCCCGCGTTGTACGCGGCCCAGGCCTTGGCTGGGTCGCCGTACTTCTGGAGCATCGCGGCGAGCAGCTGCTGCCCGACGCGGTTGTACTCGGCGGGTGAGTCGTTGGCGGCCGGCTTGATGCCGTGGCCGGGGTCGGCGGCGGTAGCCGGCATGACCTGCATCTTGTACTTCGCGCCGGCGGGCGACACGACCGGTGTGCCGTCGGCGTTGAAGTCTCGTCCGTTCGACTCGGTGCCCATCGTGATGGTGGCGAACCGATCCAGCGGGGTGGGGGCGAACACACGCGCCGCTTCACTCGTCGCACTGCCGACAGCGGCGGCCGAGACGTTCATCCAGACGTTCTGGTTCACGTGCCCTTGCAGCGCCAGGATGTCGGTGCCGTTCATCTCGCCGCGCTTGCGGGCGGCTTCCATGTAGCTCAACGCGTAGGCCGCGTTGTTGTTCTCGAGCGCCGCCTGCACCACGGCGCGGTGCGCCGAGCTCGTGGCGTCGAGGATCGCGGCGTCGGCCGGCGCGCCCTCGAGGCCGTGCTGCTGGGCGCGGGCCATCGTGGCCGCCTTGATCGCCTCGATGGCGCCCGGCACGCGGTCGCCGTTCGGGCCGGTGTGCCCGTAGATGTAGTCGGGGTCGTCCCAGTGCTGGGCGATGCCATCCTTCGCCAGCGCGACCGTCGCGTCGTTGACCGAATCGTGGTACGCCTCGAACTGCTGCAGCGTGTGCGCCTCGACCTCGCCCTTGAACTGCGCCTGCAGTCCGCTCGACGACATGGCGAACGCGCGCCGCTGCGCCTCGTTGCCCAGGCCGCCGGCGATGTCGCTCAGCGCCGAGCGCAGCTTGTCGCTGTACTCGTCGGCGAGCGGCTGCCCGCTCGGACGCGTCAGGGCGTCGTTGCCCCGCAGCGCCCGGTATCCCTGCGCAGGATCGTAGGTCAGGTTCTGCGACGCGATGCGCGCCTGGTTGACGGCGTCGTTCACGCGCGTCTGGTTGACCTGATCCTGAACCGCGAGGGCGATCTTCGAAGCCGCGTCGCCGGCGCCCTGCATGGCGCGGCCGGCCGCCTCGGTCTGGGCGCCGACGATCTGCTCGGCGTTCGGGCCGCCGGGCGCCGTGAGGTTGACGTCGGGCGCCGCGGTCTGGCCGACGCCGAAGGTTGTTTGCGTCGGGATCGGCATCAGGGGCCAGCCTGCGGATTGATCGTGAAGCCGTCCGCGGTCGCGGCGGCCGGGCCGAAGGCTCCCGACTTGTTCAGCATGTACCAGTTCTGCGCCACGCTGCCGGCGCTGCCCAGGAGCGATGTCGCGCCGGCGCCTGCGGCGCTCAGCGAGTCGGCCGACGTCGCCGCGGCGAGACCGGCGTTCGAGGCGTTCACCGCCTGCGTGCGATAGCCCCAGGCCTGGCGCACTGCGTTCGCATGGATCGTGTTCGCGTCGATCGCGCCCATCACGTCGGTGCTGGTCAGCACCCGCGCCGCACTGCCTTCGTTGAGTGCGACGCCGCTCGAGGCGAAATGCGCCTCCTGCGAGCTCCGCAGCGCCGCGGTGCGCAGCATGCTGGCCTGCTCTTCGTGCTGGCCGGCGGCCAACGAGGACTGCGCCGAGCGCTCGGCGGTCTGGGCGTTGATCGCGTCGAGCACCGCCTGCATGCGAAGCTGGCTCTTCTGGCCGCGGATCGACGAGTAGGCCCCGATCGCGGACGACAGCGCGCCGCCGACCTGCATCGCCATGCCGAACTGTCCGTACCCCGCGTCAGCCGTCAGCGGCATGCATACCTCCTCATGATGCGAGGAAGGTATGCGTCGGCGCCGGCCCTATGTACGTCAGCCGCCCATGGCGTAGTCGAGGGTCATGTCGATGACCGTCAGTGGCAGCGGGTCGCTCTGGCGCACGCAGACCTGCGCGTTGTCGTCCCAGGCCGCCCGGTTGACGACCTCGATCTCGCGCGTCTGCAGGCGCGGCGGCGAGCCGTAGGGTTCGGTCGTGCGGATCTTCGCCTCGGTCAACGCATCGAACGCCGGGCCGGTGAAGATCCCGCTCGAATCCTTGACCCGCAGGAAGACCTTGTTCACGTTCTTCCGCCGCCCCTGACCGGCACCCTCGAGTTGGTTGGCGAGGGGCAACGTCTGCAGATCGGCGGTGATCGGCAGGCCGAATTGGATCTTCGTCGCAGGGTTGTCGAGGGTAAAGCGGCCCCCCACGACAACGAGCTGCCGATGTACGGCGCCGTCGGCGAGGATGCTGATCGTCTTGCCTTCCAGCCAGTTGACGCCGGTGATGGTTGAGACCGGCGCGCCCGACGCGATGAACGTGCCGCCGCAGTCGACGAAGAACGAGTCGGCCGGCGTCGCGAAGACGCGCGGGCGCATCCGCTCGACGTAGCGCTTCTGTGTGCCGCCGATCGTGCGCCGCACGATGACGTACAGCACGTCCTCGTCGCCCTCGGCGACCACGCAGCACGACTCGAACACGCCGTCGGTGTCGTGCTGTGCCCAGGCGCCGATCTGCTGCTCGGGGACATAGGTCAGGCTCAGCAGCTTGCCGTTCGAGCTCACCATCCAGATGATCGGGTACGGCGCCTTGCTGAACGCCATGTCGACGATGGTCAGCTGGTCGAACAGGTGCGGCGCCCGCAGGCTCAGGTCGCCGGTGACGTAGCCGCCGGCCGTGTACTGGTATGCCATCTCGCGCGCGTGGCCGCCACGGGCCGACGCGTAGACGACGTTGTTGTTCACGACGACCGGCTGCGCGTCGTTCGCACCCACGTAGGACTGCGGTTTCACGCTGATGCTGGTCGGCGTCAGCGAGTCGGTGTTCAGGCTGGTGACACGCCACTCCGCGGAGCTCGTGAGCGCGACGAGGTTGGCGAGCGGCACCAGGTGGCGAACCGTGTTCGCCTCGCGCGCCACGACGCGGAACGCGATCGAGTCGGCGTCCCGCGTCGGGATCGAGTACGACAAGTTCGACTCGGTGCCGGCGCGCGTCAGCCACATGTTCTGTGGCTGGTTGATCGTGCCGGCGAAGACGCGGCGCTGATCGAAGTACGTCACGGCGCCAGGGTAGTTGCCGGACGTCGCGAAGGGATTGCTCGCCTCCGGCGGCGTCCTGCTGATGTCCGGCGTGATGTTGTCATCGACGAACGAGTTCCCGGACGCCTGGCCCAGGAAGCCCCAGAGGCCGTTGCTGTACTTGTAGACGTTGTACCGGAGCGCGCCAGCGGCCAGCGTCCACGTGATCTTGTTGCTCGCCCCGCTGTCGAACAGGTTGTTCTTGACACCGGCGGTCATCGTGATGACGCCGCCCGACACGTACGCAGCGAATCCGCTCGTGTCTACCGGCACGCCAGCAAGAGCGACGGTGAGCGTCGTCGTGGTCGGAATCGACGCGACGGTCAGCCCGGCCAGGTTGATCCCCGTCATGCCGACGACGCCGGAGATCGCGACCGGATCGTTCACGAGCAGGCCGTGCGCCGCGGTCGTCGTGATGATGCCCGGGTTCGCCTTCGTGATGGCGTTGATCGTCGCTTGCGGGCCGGAGGCAGACGCCTCGGTCGAGATCAGCGACTCATCGATGTTGTTGCTCGCCACGGAGGTGACGGCGTATCGATGGATGATCGGCGTTCCCGGCGTCGCGCCCAGTGTGGCCGTAGCCAGGAGCGCCGTGGGGGGCGCGATGGTCGCGGCGAACGAGATGGGCGTGAACGTCCATGCCAGCGCACCGCCGCGGCGAAGTTCCGCGGGCGCATAGTTCGGATGCACCGCCGTGAAGACGTCGGCGCTCTGCACGTACTTGATGCCGAACAGGTCGGCTGCGACGAACGTATTCGCGACCTCGTAGGGGACGCCGCCCGAGAGCAGCGTCGAGCCGTAGCCGGTGGCCGGATCCATCGTGTGGAACCGAAAGTAGTGCTCACCGACTTCGACGGCCATGGTCTGCGTCGTCGAGTAGGTGAACGGCATGAGGCGCGTCGCCTTGGCCGAGTTCTTCACCTCGAGGACGAACTCGAAGCCGGCGCGGTTCTGCACTGGCCCATGCGGCAGGACGCGGAAGTTCCTGCAGAGGGCGAGGCCCGTCTGATACTTCGCGTCGGTGATCTGCCCGAAGAATTCCGAGGTCAGCTCGCCGCCGGTGAACGACCGCGAGAAGCCCCTCATCGCGAATTGATCCAGCTCACGGCCTGCCGATCGCGCGCGGTCGTGCGTCGTTGGTTCGAATCCGACTCGGCCGCGCGCTTGAACAGCCCGCCGCGGCCGCGCTCCTGCGGGCCGCCGAACGCGATCGTCTCCCAGCGCATCGCCAGCGCGACGCCCGGCTCACCCTTGACGAGCGGCCCGGCGAGCATCGCGGCGAGCGACGCCGCCAGCGTGCGCACGAACAGCGGCGAGAACTTCGACGTGTCGGTGACTCGCACGGTGCACCGCATCATCGCGTTCGGCTGGTTCGTGTAGACGACGTCGGTGCCATCGTCGGCGCTCTCGAGCACGAACGGCTGAGGCGTGTAGTTGCCCGTGTTCATGATCGGCGTGTCGGAGCACCAGAGCTGCCCGGTCGGGATGCCGACGCTGACGTCGTCGGTCGCCGCGGCGTCGAGGACGGCAATCGCGTTCAGCAAACCGTTCGGCTGAGCGTAGCAGTACGCCCACTCGGTGGTCGGGTTGACGAGCTGCGCCAGGGCGACGCGCTTCGTCGAGAAGCCCCAGTCGTGCATCTCGAGCAGCGCGTCGCGCGCGATCGGGTAGAACGTCGCGCAGTGGTCGGCCTGGGCACTGCCGTCCGGCGGGTCGATCGACTGCAGGTTCGCGACGTCGCCAAGGTTGGCGAGCGCGAGATTGCAGATGTCGACCGCGGACGCCATGGCTTAGGCGATCGCGTCGGATTCGGCAGCGGCCTTCGCCGCCTTGCCCTTGGCCGGCGCGGCAGCGGCGAGCGCGGCAGCGACGGCCTGGCCGACCGCATCGGCGAGGCCCGCCTGCAGCGCCGCCATCTGCTCGGCGTGCTGCGCGTTCGCCTTGGCGAGCTCCTCGAGGAACAGCTTGCTGAACGCCGCCGGGTCTCCCCGCGTGGCGGAGTCGCCGTACTGCTCCTTCATCTTCGCCAGGCGCGCCTTGTTCGACTCGACGTACTCGATGGCGCGGGCGCGGCCCTCGTCGCACGTGGGGCCGAGATTCTCGGACGGCAGGCCGTCGTACATGGCGGTCTCGCCGACCTCGTAGATCTTGTTCCCGACGAGGGATCTCTCGAGGACGGTGTATTCGACGGGTTCGCGCTTTTGGGTCAGGGACATGATGGGTGCCTTGCGTGTGGAGGTGGGGCGTTGCTACCGAAAAAGGCGCCCGAAGGCGCCGTGAGAGGGAACCCGTTGCTCGATCAGGAGACGGCGTAGCCCGACTTGAAGTAGATGTTCTTCGAGTCCTGGAGGTTCTTCACGGTGGCCGCGAAGACCGAGAACGTCGCGATCGCGCCGACGTTCACGTACCGCACGCCGACGTACCGCTTCGGCGCGTAGGGTGCGGCACGATCCCAGTGCAGCGGCACGATGGTGCCGGCCGGCAGGCTCGCGATGGGGATCGCGTCCGTCTGGTTGATGACCTGCACGTTGGAGGTCAGCGCGGCGTCGTCGGCCTGGATCAGCTGGAACTGCACCGTGGTGCCGACGGTCGGCGCGGTCAGCACGCTGAACTCGATTTCCAGCGACTCGCCGGCGCCGGTGTCGCCGACCTGGTTGCCACCGATGGTCAGCGGGGCAAGGTCATAGGTGTTGGTGCCGAGCACGTTGCCGGCGCCGTTGGCGGCCTGGCCCGTGACAACCCCGGCGGCCGAGATGCTGCCGGAGAGGATGAGGTTGGCGTCGAGGATCATGATGTGCTTTCGAGGTGGGGGTCGTTGGACGAGCCCCGCCGAGGCGGGGCGTCAGGCTTAGACCACGCGGGTCTCGGTGTTGAGCAGCTGGTCGACCTTGCGCAGCGGCACGCCCAGGAAGCTGGTCAGCTTGTACGGGGTGCCGAACTGCGTCAGCGCGTCGGTGATCGACAGCGCGGCGTTCGACTTGCCGAGGGCGGCGACGCGCAGCAGCGAGTACACGGTGCGGTTCGCGTAGAACGCGGCCTTGCCCATCGCCAGGTTCGGCACACGATCGATCGCCCGACTCATCAGGTTGATGATCTGCGTCGCCGCGGTCGAGGCCTGCGTCGCCGACTGCGCGATCAGGTCGGTGACGTTGATGTTCGCGATCCGAACGACGTAGCGCCAGTCCTTGACGGCCAGGCCGTTCTTCCACTGGTACAGCGTGCGCAGCGCCTGGAAGAAGTTGCCGCTCGCGTCGGGCACCGACTCCTCGCCGAGATCCTGGTGCTGCAGGCCGGCATTCGAGCCCTTCGGGAAGGGGCAGAACACCGTCTGGTCGCCCCAGACGACGAGGTAGATCGAACAGTTGTTCGAGCCCGTGCCGCCGGCGTCGAGGATGTTCTGCGCGTTGCCGGCGCTCAGCGAGCTGTAGCGGGTCTGCAGGCCCATGAACTGGCGCGGGTCGCTGGCCGGGTTGCCGTAGAACATCGCGCCGGCCATGGTCTGGTTCATCGCCTCGATGAAGGCGCGATCCTCGGACAGACGGAACTCGGCGGTGTTGCCGTTCAGCTTCGCGAGCTCGACGTCCACGTGCGAGCGCGCCTCGAGGATGCCGCACGCCTCGTCGATCTGCGTGGTCGTCGACTTGCTGGCCGGGACGCCCTGGTTGATCAGGCGGTAGAAAACCTGCGGCAGGCCGGTGCGCATCGTGAGGCGGTGGCCCGTCGGCAGGTTGCCCTGCACGAACATGGCGTCCTCGAGGATCTCGTTGGTCTGGCCCAGCAGCTCGGCGATGACCGGCACTTGGCCGTTCGGGTCGAGACGCTTGGCCCAGTCCGCGAGCGTCAGGGCATTGGAGGAGAGGAGAGCCATGGTGTCGTGCTTTCTTTATCGTGTGCTAAAGCCTTAGGCAGTAGCAGCGGCCGTGGGGTACAGAACCTCCGCTGCGGACTTGCCCGCGCCGGCGGGGCGCATGCCCCCCGGAACGTGCTTGCTCTCAGCGAACGCCGGGGCGATCTTCAGGAAGTGCCGAATCACTTCGGCGTGGCTTCCGAGACCGGTTTCGTTCAGGAGCTTGCGCAGCTCGGGCGTCGTGGTGGCGACCATGGCGGCCTTGGCGATCGCGAGGTTCTCGGCCAGCTTCTCGCCGCCGAACTCGGGATCCGCCTTGGTGACCGCCTCGTAGGTCTCCATCTTCGCCACGCGCGCCGCCTCGGTCGCTGCGGCCTGCCGAGCGGGGTCGGAACCCTTCTCGGCCAGCTTCGCGACCAGGGCGAACGCGTCCTGCGCTTTCGCCTGGCTCATGCCCAGTTCCTTCGCGAGGGTCGCGAACTCCGTCATCAGCTCGCCGGCGGGCGCCTTGACGCCCTCCGGTGCCGTGAAGTCCGCGTACTTCTCGGGCGCGCCCTCGTCGGCCTTCGCGGCGACAACCGGCTTGCCTTCTGCGTCGAGAACCGAAGCATCGGCTTGCGCCGTGCCAGTCTCCGAACCCGCAGGGGCCGCGGTCGCGACGGTCGTCGCGGTCGTGGTCTCTGCGCCTGCTGCGGGCGTGGCGACGGTGGGTTCTGCTACCCCGCCCAGCATGGTTTCCGTGGTCATTTCGTTCCTTCGGTGAGCATCGCGATGTAGTCCTCGGGCGCGTGCTTCGTGACGTCGGCCAGGATCTCGAGGCCGAGGGCGCGCTTGCCTTCGCGGAAAAACGTCTCGCTATTGCCGGTGAAGCTCGTCTGGTAGATGCCGGCCGACGCAAGCCAGCGGCGCACGATACGGCGCCCCTGCTTGCTGGACATCAGCCACTTCGTGTCGTTGGTCTCGACCTGGCGAGCCAGCACCGACGCGTCGCGTCGCTGGCTGGCTTCGGGGTGCAGGTCGTTGGTGTCCATGAGCGCAATGTGCGAGGCGTTGCCGGCCTTATGTACGTCGGTCGCGCGGCTAGTAGCGTCGCGACTTGGCGTTCACCGAAGCCGACACGGTGTTGGTGCTGAGGTTGATCCCGCGCACGATGATGTGATACGTCTGGTTGGCCGAGAGGGATGCACGCAACGGGCCGACTCGCAGCGAGCACAGCGGCGACCCAGAAGCGCCGCCGGCGGGGATCGGTAGGAGCAGGGGGGCGTAGACATTCGAGGTGCTGCGATCCATCGCCGAGGTCGTGCTGATCGACAGCTCGAACGTGGCGCTCGGCGCGGCAACGCTGACGGCCCCGAGCGCCAGCACGACCGAGGCGTACACGTCGTATTCGCCCTTGATCAACGTCAGCTGAGCGACGTCCGTATCGACGCCCGTCGTAAGTGCGGCGGCGGTGCCATTGGCGAATCCCGGCTCGCCGATCATGCCCACCGGCGGCGCGGTGCCGTCGGAGCGCCCGACAATGCCAGCGGCCGCGATGAACGGGGAGTCGCACTGCACGAACTGCGTGTTGGCCAAGTTCGGCCCGGCCAACAGGCCCTTCCAGCTCACACCGATGTGCAGGATCGCGGTGAACGGATCCAGCCAGCCACCACCGATGACGCCGAGCGTGCCGTCCGTGTACCAGGGCGAGGTGCCGCGGTAGCTCTGCGAGCCGTCGGGGTTGCTGGTCGCGGGGTTCCATGCGAGCACGCCGGCGCCCTGCGTCGCGCTGATATGGTACTTCGGTGTCGTGCCGTCGACGGCGACCGAGAACACGTTCCCGACCGCGGTCGTCTGCCCGTAGCCCTGGACTCGCAGGAAGGCGTCGCCTTCCTCGGTGGTGACGCCGTTCGGCCGGCCAGCGTTCGGCCCGGTCGCCTGCATCTGGCCGTCCGTCCAGAGGAAGTTGTTCCCGACGTAACCGCCCCCGCGCGCCTTGATCGGGTTGGCCGCGGCAACCTCAAGGCACACCAGGCCGTTGAAGATGTTGTTGACGCTCATCGACCCGTTGGGCGCCTCGTCGCGCGTACAGATCGACTGCGCATCGGTGCCCTTCGGGATGAAGAAGTTCGTCGATGTGCGCATCATCCCGGATGCGCCGGAGCACTGGCATGCGCCGTTGTTGTTGCCGAACCCTCCACCGAGAACCCACGAGTCATTGCCCTGCAGGTCGAAGCCGCGTGCGATCGTGATCGCCGTCCCGTCGAGGTTGTTCAGGCCGCCGAGGGTGCCCTTCGTTCCCTCGAGCAGGTGCGTGCGCTGCCGATCCGCGCCAGCGAAGAACTGCGTCCCGCTGGTGTTGAAGATCTCGACGTAGCGGGTCGTGTAGCCGTAGTACGCCTGGGCATCGGCGTTGAGGTTGATCGTGCCGCCGCCGGGGTTGACGACCTGGTCGACGCTGAACGCGCCGGCGACGAACGGCCAATTGACGTCGGTCTTCCCGGGCGGCGCATAGATGCCGTAGATGTAATTGCCGTCCTGGTTCGACTTGTTCCCGTCGATCGCGAACCCTTCGTACGGGGCCACGACGCCCTCGCTGGATGGCGTGATGACCGTGCCGCGCGGGTCGAACGGCGCATACGGGATGTCGTATATCAGGCAGCGTGCCGGCAGGTCGCGTTGAGCAACCACGCCGGTCGTGGTGTCGCGATACGTGAACTGGGCGAGCGGGAAATGATCGATCAGGCGGAAGTCGGCTTGGCCCTTGCCAGGCCAGAGAATCTTGACCTTCGGATGGCGAAAGAACGTCTTTTCCCAAACGAATTTGGCCGCGCCGTCAGCGCGCGGCGAGATCCGCAACGTGCCGCCGCCCGCGGCGAGGATGGCATCGTGAGCAATCTGCAGATGGCCGACCGCGCCGGTTACGCCGTCGGTCGGCAACATCACATAGCCGACACTCGGGTCGATGAACTGTTCCCGTCCGAAGAGGTCATACCGGCCCGCGTAGCGCCCGGTCGCAATTTCGAACAGGTTGCCGAACTTGTCGACGACGACGCGGGTCATGGTTCAGCGCACCAGGTTCGCAAGCACCGCGGCCCAGAGCAACGCCTCTTGGCTCTGCCCGAATTCGTTGGAGTGCACCGCGGAAGCCGAGACGTAGACGGACTTGAAGCCCCCCGTGCTGGTGCTGTAGTCGGTGTAGAGCGCGTCACTGTCGATCAGCGCCGCCAGGCCCGATGCGCACGCGGCGCGCACATCCACGGCGATCTGGCGCCGGAAAGCTTCCTGGCCGGCGGTGATGCTGTTGACCGGGTTGGGCGTTCGCAGGATGGGAATGACGCGCTTGAGGCGGCACTCCTGCAGGAACGTCATCATGTACTTGGCCGCCAGGTCGACGTCGGCCTGCGTGTAGCTCGCACCGACCACGGCTTGGCCGTTCGGGGAGAAGGGGCAAAAAGCAGCGACAGTGGGCAGGTACGTATCGAGCAGCGCGAGACCGTTGGTCAGGTACGCGAGCGCCGTCATGCTGGAGTGCGAGCCGTTCAAGAACGAGATCGGAAATCCATTGCCGATCAGGTTTTCACTGGCTCGGCGGATCGGCCCGTTGATCTGCACCAATCCGTCTTGACCCTGCATTGTCGAGTCGCCAATTGACAGAACAACCGACTGCCCCGACACCGTCTCGAACTCGAAAAACACCGGCGGTGCTGCTTGCCATTCCGTCGCGTTGGCGGCCGTCATATTTCCGGGCGTCGTAACGCAATCGCCGGCGCGGAAGAATGTGCGCAGCCGATTTTGAGTGAGGTCGGGAATCGCCGCCGTCGCATAATCTGCGTGTCGGACGCCGACAGTATTGCCGGCGCCGGGCTGGTACATTCGCCAATGGAATGGATAGCCAGCACCGCCATCCGCGCGCGTCACCGAGTTCATCTGCAGCCGATCGGAGCTCATCGTCGACCAGATCCAGTTGTTCGTCGTCGAGTCCGTGGCAACCGGAAGCGTCACGGGCGCAGCAGCACTGAACAGCAGAGGACTGAGTCCGGACGTGGGCGTGACGCAATCTGTGATGCTGGTCGAGACGCCGCACGACAGCAGGCAGTTCACGATTTGCACGTTCGCGATGTTCATCGCATGCGCGTAGACGGCCTTGAACGGGAACGGGATGAGCGCCGCGCCGGACAATGTGTTGCCGAGGGTGCCTGCCGAGGGTGCATTGAACATGCCGCTGAGCTTGAACGCTGGCCGACTCAGTTTGCGATTGGCCTGCGAAGGAAGCCCTCGCTCATTGCCGAACTGGTCGACGTACCCCACGAAATTGCCGTTCGAATCGAGAAGCAGATTGCCGTATCGGCTGGTGCCGCTCATGGTGTGCCTTTCAGGTGTACCCGCTGAAAGCGCGGGTCGGGTCTTGGGGGCCGGTCTTCACGAGCCCGCCGCCGGCGACGAGGGCGCTCAGCGCGTTGCCTCCACCGGTGGGCGCGTTCGCCAGCTTCTGGACGGTGTCGGCCGCCTGGTTCTGTTGCGCAGCCTTCTGCGCCTCGGCGGCCTGCTGTGCGCGGCCCTGGCGGATGAGCGCGACCTTGTCGTTCGCAACGATCAGCGACGGCGGCACGCCCAGCATGTCGCTGTACTCGTCGGCCCAGTCGTCGGCGTCGAACTTGTCGAGGACGCCTGGCGCGAACGCGGCGATCTGGCCGAGGTTGCCGACGAACCGGTCGATCGAGTTCGTGCCGATCGCGCGCTGGGCCTGCGCCAGCATCGAGGTGAACTCGACCTGCAGCGTCACGCCGTGCAGCTCCTGCGGCGGCGGCGGCAGCATGCCGACGCGCAGCATGCGATTGAACGTCGACTGCACGAGCGGGCTGAGTTCCTCGTTGTGCAGGCGCTCGACCGTCGGGCCGAGCATGAGCATCTTCTCTTCGTGCCGCTCGGCGACCTCGGTCGCCGTCATCTTGCCGGCGTCGAGCTCGGTCAGCATGAGGAACAGCTGCGTGTAGAACGCCGCCTTGATGCGCTCGCGCACGTCCTGGATGTCGTTGAGCATCGCGCCGAGGTCGAGCTTGACCTCGAACGCCGTGCGGATGCCGTCCCCGTCCCCGTAGCTGACGCCACCCGGCAGCATCTCGACCTCGGAATTCTTCATCGAGGTGGGGACTTGCAGGGGCGGCTTCGTCTGGTAGTCGATCGCCTGGGCCTTGCGCAACTGCTCCTGCTGGAGCTGCTTCACGTCGCCGAGCGCTTCCATCCCCGGGCTGTTGCCGTAGATGTCGCCGCCGGCGACGGCCCATCGCGAGCAGAGTGCCGGGAACTCGTTGTACCCGGAGTCGAGCAGGTACTGATTGTCCTGAGCGCCCGTCTCGAAGTAGCACGAGCGCCAGGCCATGTCCGTGGCGAGCTTCGACTTGAAATCGCGCTCGCGATCGGCGCGCGGCTCGATGATGTGGATGATCGGCACCCACGCGCCGAGGGTGCCGTTGTCCCAGAGGTTCTGCACGGCGGTGCTGCAGTTCTTGTAGCCGAACTCGCGCACGACCTGCGACACGGGCTTCTCGAACTCGCGGGCGATCGTGTCGACGTTGCCGCGCCAGTCGGTGCCGATCGCATACTCGCCGGCGGTCAGCGAGGCGTGGTGCACGACGTTCTTGAAGTCGGGCATCACGATCTTCGCCGAGGTGCCGAACGTGCCGAGCTCCTCGTACGTCTGGTGCAACCCGCGGTAGACGTTCGACTTGTTGAAGACCGACAGCATCAGCTGCGTGACGTCGTCGAGCCAGACCTTGACGGGCTGATGCTTGTTCAGCTCCTTGTCGGGCGTCGACAGACGAAACCACGGCCGCGCCGGCGACGTCATGCCCGACATCATCCCGGCGGCCAGCACGCGCAGCGCGCGGGTGCCGGTGTTGTCGTAGATGTTGTTGTGCCGCCGGGCGCCGCGGTTGCGATCTTGGATGAAGTAGCGCCCCGAACGGGGCAGCAGGAACGTCGACAGCTCTTGCCAGTGCGGCATCCACGATGCGCGCTCGAGCTTCAGCTCGCCCCATCGGCGAAGCAGGTCGGCACGGTCGGTGGCCTTGTACTCGCGCATCAGCCCCCCAGGAGGCTGGACTTGCCGAGCGTGAGCTGCGTGGGGTCGATGCCGCCCGGGCCGGTCAGCATGGTGCCGGCGGCGCCCTGCTTGCCGGCGGCGAGGTTGGCCGCCAGGATGGCGCTGGTGTCGGGCGACTTCGCGTTCGCCTGGTTGTTCGCCTCGTCGGCGAGCATCGAATTCTTCTTCGCCGCGGCCTGGGCCTGCTGCATCGCGCGGTTCTGCAGCATGCCCGCCTGGTTGGAGCTGTACGCGCTGTACGCGGTGCCGGCGGCGGCGATGGCCGCGCCGATCTCGGCGACGGCGACGGCGCTGAGTCCGAAGCTCATTGGAGCGCCTCCGGTGCGCGGCGCGTCATGAGGCGCTCGGCCTCGACGCACAGCGCGTTCTCGATCGCGGCGACGTCGTTGCCGCTGGTCGGGTTGACGTGCACCGAGATCCAGAACGTGTCGGCGTGCGTGACGCCGATGCGCTGGAGCCCGGCGAGCGTGGGCACGACGCTGACGCCGGTCAGCCGGCGCGGGCCGGCCTCGGTCAGCACCGTGATGTCGCCGACGGCGATGCACAGACTGCCGCACTGGTGTGTGCCGCCCAGCAGCACGGTGTCGGCGGGGATCAGCACGCTGCGCCCGTACAGGCGATCGTTGTCGGCGAAATGGTCGGTCGTCGCGAGGTCGAGCACGTGGCCGCGCTTCTGCTCGATCTCGCGCATGTAGGCCTCGATCGCCGCGAATTGCTCGGGCGACGGTTGTGCCGTCAGCGTGGTGAAGTCAAGCGTTGAGACCTGCATACGGGTCATGCTCACGGCGCTGACCCGGTTTATGTACGCCGCCCGGCTTCGGACGCTTCGGCGTCTCGATCATCGCGAGGATGACGGCGACCGCGCGGTCGACCGATCGGCCGATCTTCTCGTAGATCTCCTCGCGGCTCGCGACCTTGATCGTCAGCCCGGAGAGCTGCCACGTGGGCGTGCAGAGCTCGACGAGCAGCTGCTTGTCGGGCGGCAGCGCCAGGCCCGTGTCGTTGGCTGGGTCGAGCGCCTCACGCATGCGCCACCAGAGCTCGGAACGTTGGTTGAAGAACCGCAGCCGGCCGGACTTGTCGGTGCCGAGCGCCTTCTCGCTGACGTTCACGCCCAGCACCTGCAGCTGCATCGAGTTGAGCGTGTCGTACGGCGAGGCGCCCACCCCGATGACGTCGATGTGGATCGGCGCCTCGTCGCGCCGCGCCGCGATCACCAGGCCCGCCACCATCGGCCCATCGGGCGTCTCGCTGCCCGGGAAGATGCGCAGCTTGTCGATCCACCAGCCCTTCGACCCATCGGGGTTCGCGTGCCGGTTGGCAATCGTCGTGTTGTCCTTGCCGCCGCGGGCGACGTCCACGCCCTGCCCCATCATCTCGCCCTTCGGTGCCCGATCCTTCCAACGCGCCATCGCCGCCTCGACCCAGGCGGTCGGCACGACCTGCCACGGGTCATCCTGCATGCCGGCCTGGAAGTCGCCGTACAGCATCTGCGATCGCAGCGGCTCGGGCATCGCCTGCAGCTGGCGCAGGTAGCCGGAGCCGGCCAAGTGCGGGTTGTCCGAGATCCGCGAGGGGATGAACGTGCGCGACTGCGCCGTGATGATGTCCTCGACCTTGTAGTCCTTCGGGTCGAAGTCGTACACGAGCTCGCCGCCGATCACGACGCACGGGTCGGTGCGGTCGACCCAGACGTCTTTGCTCGTGCCATTCTCGCCCGGCACCATGACGCAGTGCAGGATCTGGCCGGGCATGGCCGGGTAGCGCGGGTGCTTCTTGTCGAGCCACGGCCCGAAGAAGTCGACGATCCAGCGGCCCTCGGCGCTGGTCGGCGGGTTGAACGTGAGCAGCGCCTGGCTGTGCACGCCCTCGCGGGTCGAGCGGTTCCATCCGAGCAGGAAGCGGACTTGCGCCTCGAGGAAGTTCGCGGCCTCGTCGAACACGAGCAGGTCATGCGGTCGGCCCTGTTGGCGCTGCTCGTCGCCCAGGTTCGGGCAGGAGCCGAACTCGATCAGCGTCTTGCGCGGGCCGGCGTCGCGCCAGATGGGCGGCTGGCTGCTGAACCCGTCACGCGAGCCGAGCAGCGTCTGCATGCGCTGCAGGATGCCCTGCAGCTGCGTGCCCTCGCGGCGCATGATGAGCACCTCGAACGCCTTGCGCAGCGCCTTGCCGATCGCCAGGTCGGACTTGCCGCCGCCGGCGGCGCCCCCGAAGCCGATGATGTCGGCGTCCGAGTCGAACGCCATCTGCTGCGGGCCGGGCAGCGGCGACCAGATGGGCTGGCGCGCCAGCACTGCGCGGCCCTTCGCGATCGCGTCCAGCATGATGGCCCGCTCACGCGTACTGAGCGAGGTCGTCATCGGCAGGCTTGATCGCTGCGAGCTTGCGCTGCAGCGTGTTGAACTCGGCGATCAGCTCGGCGTCGGTCATCGAGTCGATCGCCGTGGACGACACGACCTCGGTGCGGTCGGTGCTGTAGCGCTTGCGGTAGGCCTTCACGCGGGCCAGGAGCAGCGTGTCGCTGAACTTCGTCACAGTGAGCCACTGCAGCGAACCGTCGGCGTAGCGAGCCTGCACGGGCCGGTGCGCGATCTCCTCCTGACCATCGGCGCCCATGACGCTGTAGGCCTCGGTCACGACCCTGCCGCCGGCGTCGCGTGCCCAGACCGGCGTCAGCTGCCCTTGGTACACGACCGGCTCCTCGTAGCCGAAGGCGCGCCGTGTGAGCTCCTCCTCGCACTGGTCGGTGTGATCCTCGATCGCCAGATCCCAGGCCGCCGCGAAGTCGGCGTCGCTCTTGCGCAAGGTGTAGGCGATGCCGCTAGCGATGCCAGCGTGCCGCGCGCTGCCGGCGACGTTGCCGGTGCGTGCGAGGTGCTCGAGGAAGGGCTGAACCCAGTTGCGGTACATGTCCGCAACATGGCATCAGTCGGCCGACCTATGTACGCCGCTTCTGGCCTGTCGCCGAGTGAGCGCGGCGCCGGCCGCTCAGGATCTCGATGATCGTGTACACGCTGACCTCGAACTTTTCTGCGATCTCCCGCCGACGCATGCCCTCGGCCCGCAGTTCGTGGATCAGCCAGATCTCGTGATCGGTCAGCTTGGCTCGGTGGTGATCTTCGCCGACAACGTGGCCGTCATCGTTCGTTGCAAGTGAACGTGCAATTTTCTGCATCTCACTACCTCACTACCTTACAGCGATTTTCAAAAACCCCTAGGCTTTCCCAGGCGTGTGATGTGTGAATGTCTTCAATTTCTATGTAAGAGGTAGTGAGGTAGTGAGAAGCCTTATAAATCAAGCACTTACAGCTCACGGCCGATCTCACTACCTCTCCAACGTAGTGAGGTGAAATCATGCGAATTCGCAGAAAACTGCGCGCTTAATCCAGCCCCGAACCGTTTTTCGCATCACCGGGTCGTACTTCGGTGCGTCCAGCTTCTCGAAACCGAACCGCGTGAGGATTTTTGCAATTCGCATCTCGTCGCTGCGCGTCTGACGGCCCGATTCGATGCGAAGTGCGGATTGCAAAATTTCGCTCACTCGCACAATTCCAGCGCCTCGCGGCACGCCCGCCGCCCCGTCCATCGTGTCGCGACCCAGCCAATCGCCGACCGCGTCGTCCCAGACGTCGGTGCTTTTGAACTTGCTGTGCTCGGCCTTGGCGAGCTCGTAAGCGTCCTGCCAAGCCACGCCGGCGCGACGAAACCGGCGCGCCGCCTCGGCCCACAACTGGTCGCGATCGCGTCGGATCCCTGCAACGTCCACGGTGCCCACGCGCATCGGCAACCACCGGCGCTCCCCCGTCTCGTCGTCGAGGAACCCCTCCTTGTTGCCCGTGCCAATCAACAGCAGGCGCCGCGCGAAGCGAGTGCCGAACTCCTCGTACTTCGGTGTCCACTCCTCGAACCGGCGCGACACCCAGGCCTTGATCGACTCGGCGTCACGCGACTGCAGGCCGCGCAGCTCAGCGATCTCCCCGACCAGCTTGCCGCGCAGCGACCGCGCGATGTCCTCGTCCTTCTTCGTGAGGTTGATCTCGACGAATGCGGACTCGTCGGCATCGTTGAACGGCGCCAGCGCTTCCACGGCGGTCGTCTTGCCGGCCGCCTGCAAGCCGATCAGCACCGGTGCCATGTCGGCCTTCACGCCAGGCTCGAGGCAGCGCCCGGCCAGCGCCGTCCACGCGTACGAGCCGACGGCGCGGGTGTACGGCGTGTCGGCCACGCCGAAGAACGTCGGGAAGAACGTGTCGATGCGCTCGACGCCATCCCACTCGAGCGAGTCGAGCCAGTCGATCGCCGAGTCGAACGCGTGCTCCTTCGCCACCAGCTTGACCGCGGCCTTGACCATCTCGGGCGGCACCGGTTTGAACCCGAGGTGCCCGAGCATGCTGCGCACGCGGGTGTAGTCGTCGTCGGTGAACCGCACCCACGGGCCGCCGTCGACCGACGTCATCATGGCGCAGAGGAACCGGTCGACGCCCAGGCGGCGCTTGATCACGTCCGGCCGCCGCACCGCCGCCAGGACGTTGTTGATCGTCGGCAGCGGCGTGCCCTGCCGGTCGCGCTCGAACACCGGCATCGGCTCGACTTCGACGGCCTCGCCGACTTGATCGGTTGCTAAAGTCGTGACCACTTCGAACGCGGCACGGGTGTGCCCGGTCGCCGCGAGGAAGTCGGCGTCGGTGCGCGCCGAGCAGCTGGCGTGCAGGCAGTGGAAGTGGCCGGACTCGAACCCGCCCACGCCGGCCGGGAACCAGCTCGTCGCCGTCGGGCCGCTGTCCACGCTGTGCCCGTGCTCCCAGGGGCAGCGCACGTCGACCCGACCGTCGCGCTCGGTGCCGGTGACCCAGCCGTGGTCGTGCAACCAGGCGACGGTCGGGTCGTCCGCGTCGCTGGCTTGGCGCGGCGCCAGGAGCGGCATGCCGGGCCGCTGCTCGCTGGCGCCGTCGGGCAGCGCGAACTGCTCGACGAGCGCCTGCCAGAGCGTCTCGAACTCGGCCGGGGTCAGCTCCGGGATCTCGTCGGGCAGCTTGCCCTCGGTGACGGTGAACGCGTCCTCGGCCCACCACTCGTAGCGGGCGCCGCTCGGGTGCGTGCCCACGGCGATGAACTGCTGGCCGGTGGCGAGGAACTCGATGATGCCGTGGGCCGTCTTAATGACCCGCTTCACGAACGAGCCCGGCATGCGGAACGCGAGCAGGCACTTGCCGGAGTTCGCGCGGCGCCGCGCCGGCAGCGTCGCCATGAACGAGACGAGCTCCTCCACCTCGGCGGCACGTGCCGGCTCGGCAATGTCGATGTCGATGGCCCGCACGACGCGGGTCTGCAGGCAGATGCCCAGGTCGCTGTTGGCCGACCAGCGCGCCACGTCGCGGCTCGAGGTCTGGGCCTGCGTCCACTTCGGGATGCCGACGACGAGGTCGTCCGGCCCGTAGCGGCTCGGCGTCTTGCCCAGGTCGCGCATCTTGGACAGCGGCGAGATCTCGGCGTTCGGGTTGGAGACGACCGGCAGCAGGTCGGCCTCGAGGCCGAGCGTGCGCGCGAAGTGGCGCCACTCGGCGTCGGTCGCGCCCCACGGCGCGCCCGCGGTTGCAGGGGATGCCATGGGGCTCCTCAGTCGGTGGTGATCGCCGGCTCGGCAAGCGTCAGCAGCTCGAGCGCCGCGTCGAGCAGGGCCTGCTCGTCGGGGGTGAGCGGGCGCTGCAGCATCGGCACGAGCAAGGTACGGACTTCCTGCTCGAACTCAGTCATGCGCGCCGCCTTCTGTGTCCTCGGTCGTGGCTGCCATCCGGGCCTCGGTCACGATCTGGAACTCGGCACGCGTGGCGGCCGGGCCGAGGCAGCGCTTCGCGAACTCGCAGTTGCGGCACGCGTCGACCAGGTCGGTGCGGTAGATCTTCGGCAGACGGCCGTCCGAGATGTCGTGCATGCGCGCCGACACCTCTTCGATCGCCGCGCCGCGCTCGGGCGACGCCCGGCGGAACCCGCCCGACAACTGGTACAGGTACTCTCGCGACGAGCCGAGCGCCGTCGCCAGGACGCCCTGCTCGACCGGGGTCGCCGCCCGCATCCAGAGCTTGAAAATGTTCATGTCTCCCGCTCCTCTCGCCTGACAAGGCGTTACATCCATCCCTCATCATAGGGATTACTTGATCAGAAAGTAAAGCCACTTTAGCAACAGCGTATACGGTATGCTCCGTGCTGGTTGAGAGTTCCCTACACGGGAGCTCGCCCTTTACATTTTCGGACTCACCTCTATGGCCATGACACTCGACGTCTACGAGACGCGACGAGACAACTTGACCAAGTTGCTCGAGCACAAGGGCGCAAAGACCCAACTTGCCACCCGCCTCGGTGCGACCCAGTCGCATATCACTCACCTGCTGAAGCCCCCGACGGCCGCGTCCGCTCGCCAGATCAAGGAAGAGACTGCGCGGCAGATCGAGGACGCGATGGGCTTGCCGAGAGGCGAGCTCGATAGGCCGCACCAGGCGGACGTCATCATCCACGGCAAGAACGGCGAGCCGACGGTCGTGGTGGAGATGAAGCACACGGCGCCCTCGCCAGACGAACCGGCCCTGCTGGAGGCAGTCGCCGCCGCCGTGCTCGCGGAGTTGGAGCGGCTGAAGGTCAAGGTCAGCTCAGAGAAAACCGCAGGCATGATGCGCATCGTGTACGAACACGCCAGGAGCAGCGGTCATGTGGATCGAGCCCTTATTGCAACGCTCGTCAAGCTCATAAAGTGAGCTAGTACGCCCAGGCTGTCGGGAGACGGCTTGGGCGTGCGAAATGCCCGGTCTAGAGAGCCGACTCTAAATTCTCTTTCTCCGAGACTTGACCATATGCTAAAGTCAAGTCACACCAACCGGAGAACAGCATGTCCTTCCCCGCCGCCCTCGCAATCGCCAGGTTCCTGCGCGCCAAGTACCGCGGCCGCGACGTGCAGACCTCGGCCCGCGCGCTCCGCAAGCAAGGGTTCCCCATCGAGATCGCCCTGCTGGTGCTGCTGTGAGCCGCCCCTACATTCCCCGCCCGCAGGCGCGCCACTACAACCAGGTGCGCATCGCGCTTCGGCACCCGATGCTGTTCGCGAAGCTGACGCGAGGGGTCGCATGACCACCGAGCAGCAGGACACCGACGCGCTGCGTCGCCTGGTCGCCTGGATCAACACGCACGACTGCGGCTGCACGCCGACGGGCGTGCTGATGAACGACGGTGCGATCGCGATCCACTGCCTCGACGCCGGCGGGTACGAGCACGTCGACCACGTGCGCACGGTCAGTGAGGCGCGAGCCGTCCTCGGCTACTGACCCCAGCGACCTGCCTCGAGGCAGGTCAGTGGCGTCGTGCCCATCACCAGAGAGAACCACCATGGCAAAGAAGCAACCGGCGCCCGTCGTCGCCGTCGAGACTATCACCGCGTTCAAGGGGTTCGACAAGAACCTGCAGTGCCGCGGCATGCAGTATGCGATCGGCGAGACGTTCGTCCACGCGGGCGAGGTCGAGGCTTGCCACGGGGGCTTGCACGCCTGCGAGGCTCCGCTCGACATCTTCAACTACTACCCGCCGGCCACGAGCCGGTTCGCCGTGGTCAAGGCCGCCGGCAAGATCTCGCGCGAAGCAGGTGGCGACAGCAAGATCGCCAGCGCACAGCTCACGATCGAAGCCGAGATCAGCATCCCCACGCTGGTGTCGCACGCGATCGCCTGGGTCATGAGCCACGTCGACAAGACGCTGGAGCAGTCCAACACCGGCGACCGGTCGGCCGCGTCCAACACCGGCAACTACTCGGCCGCGTCCAACACCGGCAACTACTCGGCCGCGTCCAACACCGGCAACTACTCGGCCGCGTCCAACACCGGCTACCGGTCGGCCGCGTCCAACACCGGCGACCGGTCGGCCGCGTCCAACACCGGCTACCGGTCGGCCGCGTCCAACACCGGCTACCGGTCGGCCGCGTCCAACACCGGCTACCAGTCGGCCGCGTCCAACACCGGCAACTACTCGGCCGCGTCCAACACCGGCTACCAGTCGGCCGCGTCCAACACCGGCTACCAGTCGGCCGCGTCCAACACCGGCTACCAGTCGGCCGCGTCCAACACCGGCTACCAGTCGGCCGCGTCCAACACCGGC